GGGGTTCAGCAGTTATTATGCGTTCCGTGCAAGGTACTCAGTGATACGTCTGCGCAGCCTCGGACGCAACCGGTCGTTCCAGGAGATCGTGGATTTCCAACGGTTGGATGAATTGCGGGCGGCATTGGGGGATTTCTCGATCCGCTATACCAAGGACGAGTGCCTTGACCTGCCGGAAAAAGTTTACATGAAACGGGAAGTCGAATTGACTGACGAACAGAAAAAGGCGTACGGAATGATGAAGAAGGAAGCGTTGATGATTATTAAGGATAATCTGTTCAGTACGCAGAGTGTGCTGACGCAACTGATGCGCTTGCAGCAGGTAGTGGCCGGCTCTTTGCGTAATGCGGACGGGAAAACGGTGCTGCTGGCCAATAACCGGGTCAAAGAGACCGTGAGTTTATTGGAAGAAACACGGGGAAAAGTGATCATCTTTGCGGTGTTCCAGACGGATATTGAAGAATTGGAGAAGGCCATCGGCAAACAGTTCGGGACGGAAAGCGTGGCTTCCTTTTATGGGAAGACCTCGAACAAACGCCGGGAGGAAGTGTTGGAAGCGTTTCAGGATACCGACAGCGAACTGCGGTTTTTTGTGTCGAATCCACATACCGGGGGCCGTGGACTGACATTGACCGCGGCGAACACCATGATTTTTTACTCGAACAGCTATGATTTGGAATTACGCCTACAGGCCGAGGACAGAATTCATAGAATTGGACAGGATAATCGTTGCACCTACGTTGATCTGGTTGCACCGGGGACCGTGGACACAAGGATTCTGGAATCATTGCGGAAGAAGATAAAGATAAGCAACGAAGTTTTGGGAGAAGTAAAGGAATGGTTTGTATAATAAAAATGGGGAAAACATTATGAAAGAACGAATAGACGTGAATCTGTCGCCTGAGGAATACAGGAAACTGAAAACGATTGCCAGCGCCTTTCGGGCCACGGCCCAAGGACAGATCCGGCAACTTATCAATGACGATTACCAACGGAACGGGGAAGCGTACGAGGAACACCTGTCCAACAGGGTTGAGCAAAGAGAAAAAGAATGACGGATATGGTGAACCACCCACCGCATTACAATCAGGGAGCCATTGAGTGCATTGACGGGATCGAGGCGAGTATGTCAGCGGAACAATTTGAAGGTTATCTGAAAGGGAACCTGATGAAATATGTCTGGCGGTACGAGGACAAGAGCAAAAAACAGGACTTGGAGAAGGCAGAATGGTATCTCAGGAAGCTGCTTTTGCATGTAAAAACGCAGTTAAAAACATTAGACGAAAATATTTCCATCTAATGTTCATCTAAGCTAATAGGGGATTCCCTATAAACCCCCTTTTTATCAAAACATTATATCTTAGACGTGTTTTTAAGTTTTTAGTGTTTTTTAACTATAAGGCAAAAGCAATAGAATCCGTCTAAGACGAATGATATTCGCTGAGATATAACCTATATAAGGGTTTCAATGTTATATAGACCGTCTGAGGTTCGTCTGAGAATCTAAGGAAAAAGGGGTGTTTTTTGCGCGACCGGGGACAAAGGCAAGGTAGAAAAGGTAAACATTAGATGAACTTTGCTTTTTTTGAAGTGTTATGTGCTTGTTTTATAAGAGAAAAAATTTTTGGGGTAAAAAAACACTTACCTTTTGAGCGTTTTTAAGCTAATTTCCTAGATATGGTAAAAGGTGTATCTAACAATCCAACAGGCAAAAAAGGGCTCACTGACAAGCAAAGAAGATTTGCCCGTGAGCTTGTCTATAATGATGGGTCGAAAACGAAAAGAGAGTGTGCGGCTTCTGCCGGTTATGCGGCAAACAGTGCCTCGGTAAAAGCGGCAGAACTTACCAATCCGAGAAAGTTTCCCCTTGTGGTTCGGCATATCCAAGAGTTGGAGAAAGAACTTCAGTCCAAATTTGATGTAACTTTTGCCCGACATGTTAGAAAACTTGCCGAGATACGTGATGAAGCAATGAAGAAAGGCAACTTAACTGCGGCCGTGACTGCGGAGGTACAGAGAGGACGTGCCGCCGGATTATACGTAGAAAGGAAGGAGATTCGCACGGGAACACTGGATTCTTTGTCTGAGAAAGAAATAAAAGAGAAGATAGACGGCTTGCTTGCTGACTATAAACCTTTACTTGAAGCCGAAGAAGCGGTGTTTGAAGAAGCCTGATTCTTCTTTAGCCCGTTGTTTTAATATGCGTCCCATCAGCTTTCGTGTGAGGTTGACGTAAAAATCTTCATCGCTGACGCTGTTGCAAGATTGGCAGAGGCGAAAGTGGATGGGTTGTCCATGACGCGAGCGTACGGTGCGTCCAACCATTTCCCTGAGCTCCCCTTTCCACGTACAACAATCACAGAAAGCTATTTTGCCGATGGCCTCGTTCATTTGGCATCTTCCAGGGATTCTATCTTCTGTTCCAGTTTTTCGATGTACATTTCCTGTGAAGCAACTCTTTTCCTGAGACCTTTGGCCATGTTCCGCCAGTAAACTTTCTCTGCTTGGTTTTCTTTACCGTAACCCCAAGCCTGTTCTGTCGAGTAGGTCTCCTTCTTGGGCTTAGTCATTGGATCGGGGAGTCTTCGCTTGTTTGAGACGCAAGTAAATTTTCCCCCCGACCTCTTTTAAATTCTTCATTCATCAGGCTTCTCCCCTCTTTAGGTCTTTCTTTTCAAGAAAACTACAGACAAGACTGTTGATATGTGTTTCTAAAGATGTATCACGTTCTTTAGTTATTTCGGGATGCTTTTTATCAGCATCAGGTATGAGAGGACTATCTGACAGTTTCCATTTTGGAAGATTAGTTCTGCACCATTTGTCTAGATCACCTGATTCCCCTCTAAAATCGTAAATGTGTCCACCACCATGACCTCGATTGGAAACGCGACCAATTTTTTTACCATTTACACAAAGACTAGCTTCAAAACAAAATGTTTCTTCGCTCATGCCTTCATAGTGTTTGATATTTTTAAGTTCTATTTTCACCAGGCTTCTCCTCTCCATAAAATGAAACCATATTTTTCATCCAGTTCTTCTTCGTCTTTAGCGTCTATATCATGTGTCCTTAAAAAATCAAGTGCTTCTTGATCGTTTATAAATTCCATGACTTCATCCTGATCATCTAAAATAAACTCCAAAGGATTTAATGTAATGTTTTCGGGATGTCTGCCTATGTTAATAGTTGGTTCACTCATCAGACGCTTCCTCACCAAGAAACTCCCAACAAACTAAACAACTGTTTTTATAAATTGGGGAAACAATCTCACACGGATCACAGTACCTCCATGAGTCTGTTTTTAATATTCCATCTTCAGCGGCTCTGTGAACTGCAAACTGTCCACCTTTTTTATCTATATAAATTTCATAGGCTTTTTCCAAATTACTCATCAGACTTCTCCTCTACTGCGTCAATTTCTTCCAAGTAGCAATCCTGATCTTGGGAGTCCCATTCCAACAGAGGCTCGCTGTCTGTTGCAATCATGCGTGCTTCAGCCTTGTCTGTTGCTTTTACTTCTTTTTGCACCTTGTAGGTGAAACTGCCTTTTACTATGAATGTTTTTGTTGGCTCACTCTCTGGTATAACAAAATCTTTGACATACTTGATGCCCTTTTTTTGTAGATAATTTTCAATGGTTTCTTTGCTCATCAGGCTTCTCCCATTTTGTCAAATTCTCCACCGATGATTCTTTTAATCTCCTCAGTTGCATCAGGGTTTTCTTCCATCCATCTATCCTTGTCTTGATAAATTTGTCTAGCACATTTCAAAACCTTAGCAATTGACCATTCGTGTATTACACCACAATCAGTAGCTCTACAATACCAACTTGGGTTCATGTAAAGCCAAGTCCCATCATCATATTCTTCACGATTGCCGTAATAGATGACCTCGGTAAATATTTGTGGATATTTTTTCATTAGTCTTTCAATTTGAATACTCATCAGACTTCTCCCCTGTAAATCAACAGGCACAGTTTCTTGTGCAACGTAAATAATACACCAACATCACCGGTTTCTGCGTGCTTTGGCAAGCCTGTGAACCAGATACGTGCATCGCCACGGGTCTTGGCCCTGTAAAAACTTGTCTTGAGAACGATGCTCTTTTCATAGGGTCGCCTGAATACCAATATGGTTTCACCAATAACTTTCTCTCCCTCGCTGATCTGCCAGTAGTCGGCTATGCCTGTGCTTTCGATAATTTCTTGCATTGGTACGGTGCAGTCCATGATGGATTTGGTGAGCATGGTCTTGGTGATCGGAAACAGGGCGTAGTCGCCTGTTCGCATGCTTGTCATTTCGTTGATCGCTGTTCCTTGTTCGTCTGTCAATTTAATTTTCATCTGTTTTCCCCTCATTTTTTCCTTTAATTTCACCAACAAAGTAATCTTCACTAAAACTTAATGACTCGTTGGTTTCATTACTATCTCTCATTTCATCCACTACCCAACAGGCATCTTCAAAGGATATACCATGTTCCTGTTGCACACCTTTAGCACTAAGTTCGAT